TAGGATATAATGCTGGGTTGTCAATAACTTCTGGTTCAAATCTTATTGTGATTGGTCAAAGCGCGGCGGCGTCATCTGCTACCGCCACCAACGAATGCACCATAGGAACATCTGCCACAACAAGCTACCGCATATATGCGGCATCTTGGACTAATGCCTCTGACGCTAGAGATAAAAAAGACATACGCGATATTGATGCTGGTCTTGATTTTATCAGCCACCTTCGCCCTCGTTACTATACTTGGGAAATGAGGGATGGAAGCAGAAGCGGCGTTAAGGATATCGGTTTCGTCGCCCAAGAATTAAAAGCGGCGCAGGAAGAAGCTGGCATTACTATTCCTCGACTTGTAGTTGAAGATGATCCAAATCAGCTTATGATTTCTCCTTCGCTACTTATTCCTGTATTAGTCAACGCCATCAAAGAACTCTCGGCTCAAGTCGAAGAACTTAAAAAGAAGGTGAACTAATATGTCGATAGCATACACTTGGAACATTAATCAGCTTACCGCATACCCAACCTATCAAAGCCAAACGGACGTTGTTTTCAGCGTAACGTGGTCATACCGCGGCGTTGACGCAAATGGCGTTGGATCATCACGCGGCGGCGTCACACCAGTAACCTACACGGCTGGCGCTCCATTCACGCCTTACGCTGAATTGACAGAAGCGCAGGTATTGGGCTGGGTGCAGGCGGCTGTCACGGCCACAGAAATCGCAGAGATGGAGGCCGGCATTGCTGGCGACATTGCGTGGCAGGTTGAGCAGGCAAACGCTAACAACCCAGTAACGCCTCCTCTGCCTTGGCCTAATAATACGCCAGTCCCTGCACAGGAAATCTCTCCAGCTGCACCCGCAGCCTAATCGTTAGACTGAGAGAAGGGGCTCATGTCTGATAAAATGCGCAATGTGCTTGTCGCCGCGCCGTCCTATGACGGCAAGGTTAATGTCTGGCACGCCACAGCCTTAAACGAAACATCCAAGCTGGGGCTGACAAAAAACATTAATGTCTCAGCCGTCTATATGTCCTACGACGCGCTTGTCCAACGGGCCCGTAACGACATCTTCAAGCTGGCCTATGACGCGCCAATTGATGACCTTGTCTTTATTGACTGCGATGTCGATTGGAACCCGCAGGATTTCTTCAAGCTTTTGGAGCATGACGTCCAGATCGTCGCCGCACCCATCATCAAAAAGTCAGACGCGCAGCACACCTACAGCGTTAAACTGACAAGCGACTATAAGATCCAAGACAATGGCCTAGCTGAAGTAGACGGCGCTGCTACGGGCATGATGCGTATACGCGCTGACGCCATTAAGCAAATATGGGAAGCCTCAGAAGAGTATCAGGAGCGCCACAAGGAGGAGCCATCAAGGATGGTTTTTGACGTCAAATTGATTGATGGCGAGCTGGTATCTGAGGACATTGTATTCTGTCGCAAGTGGACAGATCTGGGCGGCAAGATATATATTGACCCGTCCATAAATTGCGGCCACTCAGGCGAGAAGCGTTGGGTCAGCGACTTCTCAAATTGGGCCGACCATTATCTACAGAAGGGGAAAGACAATGGAAGATAAAGAAGTATCGATCACATTGAAGGTATCGCAGTGGAACACTGTCATGCAGGGTGTTGGTCAATTGCCATACCTGCAAGCCGTCTCTTTGGTTGACGAGATCAAAAGTCAAGCAAATAGCCAGCTGACCGCGACGATTGAGCCGCCACAAAATCCATCCTGATGATACCTATCGTCGTCTGCACGGTAGACGATAAATGCCTGCCAGTATTACGGGCGAGCATTAGCACATACGCGCCGGGTGTTGACCTCCTATCGCATAAGGTAGAGCGGTCAACATTTGGCGAGTGCTATAACGCCGCAATGGCGCAAGCCTTCCAAAACCACGACGAGCTCATCATTGCCAATGACGACGTCGTCCTGACGCCTACGACCTACGACACGCTGATAGAGGACGTAGAGACATTAAAAGAGCACCACGGAGCAAGCCTTGGCTTTGTTGCCGCCTGTTCTGACAATGTCAGGCCAATGCAAAACATACGCTTTAACGACCTAACAAAGATAATTAGGGTGCAGGCAATCTCTCCCCTCTTTGCGTGGGTCTCAAAGCGCGCGGTTGAAACGGCGCAGTTCCCGCACATTAATTGGTTTTCTGATGATCTGATGTGCGAGGACTTAAACCGAAAAGGCTTTGCGCATTACACGTCACGCGCATACGTCCACCACGCTGGCTCGCAGACTATTGGCCCAAATACGCATCAGCTATACACTGACGCGATAGAGTGGATTGAGATTAACAGGCCAGAGTATCTGGCGCTTTACAAGAGGTAGGGACATGTCATTTATATCGGGATTAGGTTTGCCTCAAATATTGGCAAACAAGGAAAACCTTATTGGCATTGAGATAGGTCTCAATCGCGGCTTCACCACGCGGCACTTGTTTGAGCAGTTGCCAAATTTAACCCTTCACGGCATTGACCCCTATCTCGAATATGAGGACTGGGACGGGAATGTATTAACGCCTGATGAAAGGAACTGGACGTATAAGTTCTTTTTGCAGCATACGTTCCCATACAGGGACAAAATAATTCATCACCGGATGCTGTCAGACGACGCTGCCGCCTTCCTTCCAGACGACGCCTTTGACTTTATTTTTATTGACGGCCTCCACACTTATGATCAGGTGATAAAGGACTGCCAAAACTATTACGCAAAGATCAAAAGCGGCGGCGTCTTTTCCGGCCACGACTATAATGTCATTGAGGGTGTAAACCGAGCCGTTAATGAGTTTGCCGCATCCGTTGGCGCAACTATTTCACAAACTGACAATGACGTCTGGTATTGGATCAAGCCATAAATGCTGAAATAAAATATTACGGTGAGTGGAGACACTACAAATGAAAATGGCAATAGCAGCAATAAGTAAAAATGAAGAAAGTTTTGTTAAAAGATTTTGTGATAGCGCAAAGGATGCTGACGCTATTTATATAGCTGATACAGGCAGCACCGACAATACAGTTAAAATCGCCAAAGAATGTGGCGCGATAGTTAATGAAATATGTATTACACCTTGGAGGTTTGATCATGCTAGAAATGCAGGATTGGCCCTTATTCCAAAGGACATTGATATTATAGTCGCGCTTGATCTTGATGAAGTAATGGAACCCGGATGGCGTGAAGAAATAGAAAGAGTGTGGGTCCCCGGAGAAACAACAAGGTTAAATTATTTATTTGATTGGAGTTGTGGGCTTACATTTTATTCTGGGAAGATATTCACAAAACACGGGTATTATTTCTGGCATCCATGTCATGAATATCCTCGACCAGACGGAAGAATAACGGAAGTATATGCACATACAGACAAACTGCTCATTTCCCATCACCCTGACCCCACAAAGAGCCGTGGGCATTATATGGAAACGCTAGAGCTATCCGTTAAGGAAGACCCGCATTGCCCACGCAATGCCTTCTACTATGCGCGGGAGCTGGCTTTCAATTGTCGCTGGGAAGAGGCGATTGCCGCCCTCTTGCGTTATCTCAAAATGCCAGAGGCGACGTGGGTTAATGACCGCTGCTACGCAATGCGGGTAATGGGGCAGGCATACGGGGCCTTGGGCAACAAGGTGGCGGAAGAGGCTTGGTATCACAAGGCGGCGGCAGAAGCACCCCACACCAGAGAGCCGTGGGTTTCTCTGGCGCGCCTTTACTATGAGCAGCACAAATGGCCAGAAAGCTATGGGGCCGCGATGCGCGCACTAAGCATTACACACAAGGAATTGGTTTACACAACTGAACCAATGTCTTGGGGCTACCTGCCGCATGACTTTGCCGCTATTGCCGCGTGGAATATAGGCTTGAAGGAAATGGCGATAGAACAAGGGCGCTTGGCATTGGAATTAGAGCCTGAAGATGATAGACTAAAAGAGAACCTGTCTTGGTATTTAGGCAAAAAAGGCTGATCAAATGGAACCGCAAACGATCATTAATCTTGTCGCGGGCTCAGTATTAATGGTTGTTGGCTGGTTAGCCAGAGAATTGTGGGTCGCCGTCAAGGAATTAAGGGCTGACCTGCACCGCATAGAGATAGAAATGCCGACAAATTACATTAGGCGGGACGAGTTTTCTGAAGGCATGAAAGAGATAAAAGAGATGCTGCGGCAGATCTTTGATAAAATGGACGGAAAAGCAGACAAACCTTGGGGGGGCAAATGACTTGGCCATTACAATCACAGTGCGATAGCTACTACGGCAACCCTCGCGGGCGCAACGGCAATGCCTCTGCGCAATGGGAAAAGGCGAACCTAACGCGCATATCGCCGCCCTTTAAAATGTATTTTGCCGGCAAGCCTGTAACGTCAATTTCTATCAATAAGAAATGCGCCGACAGTCTGTCTCGCGTATTTGATGCCATTTGGGCTGCGGCAGGAAAAGACCAAAAGACAATCGACAATTGGGGCGTTTCTGTCTTTTCTGGGTCATACAACTATCGTGTTATGCGCGGGGGCGCTGTGTTGAGTATGCACGCCTATGGCTGTGCAATTGATCTAGATGCTCCCAGAAACTTCTTTCACGACCAAGATCCCCACTTTGCTCACGTCCCACAAGTCGTAAAAGCCTTCAAGGATGAGGGCTGGGTATGGGGTGGAGATTGGTCGGGGCGAAGTAAGGACGGGATGCATTTCAAGCAGCCCGTGTAGGTTAGTCCTACAGCTACACGGGCCAAAGGTAGGAAAATCAATACCAACGGGCAGTAAGCCCGTTGCGTATCCTTAAAACTCTTGTGATGCTTACGTTGTATTTTTCTGCAACTTGTTTCAGTGATCCTTCTTCTTTTTTTATAGAATTAAATTCTTTCTCAGATATTTTTCTTCCGACCCTTGAGTGTTTATTTTTTCCTAATTCTCTTGAATTGTGAATTTGATTTGTTCTTCTATCGCACCATTCTAGATTATCGACATTATTATTATGCTTATTCCCATCCTTATGATTTACTTCTGGAAGTTTATTAGGATTAGGGATAAAATGTGTTGCCACAAGAATGTGGACATAAAAGTTTATTTTGTTTAGTCTAAGTTGCAAATAGCCTCCGGAATGAGGCTGAGGCGATCTCATGCTTGGCGGAGCGTATCTTTTGGTTTTTCCAAATTTTCTCCATCCACCAATAAATCTGACTTCGCCAGAAGTAGATACTTCATATGAAGGATGATCAGATATTTCTTTCCAGATTGTCATGCGGAGCTCCTATTGCTGCAATGCATACCATCTGTAGTTAAGAATATCAATAACTAAGAGGAGAGAATGATGGGTAGCCTTATTCAAACATACTTTGTAGCAAACTGGAAAACGACTGCGTCTGGCGTTCTGTTGGGCCTCCTTGTTGTTCTGCACTACTTTGGCATCAACATACCCGGCGTTGTTATTCCGTCAGACGTCGGCTCTCAGATTGCTATGGTCCTTGCGGCTATTGGCCTTATCTCGGCTAAAGACGCTTCAACGGTCGGCGTCCCCGGTAAATGAGTGCCGCGTTAATATCCGCAATTGTAAGCCTCCTTGGCGGCTTTATGTCTGCGGTTGTTAACTTTTTTAACTGGCTGCACGAGCAACAGCTTGTGCAGTCAGGTATTGCACAGGCTCAATTAGAAAGCATGAAGGCGCAAGCCAATGAAGCTCAACTTGCTATCGCTGCCCGCGAAGCTGTTCGCGCTGATGTTGCCTCTAAGCCTGAC